TAGTTGTAATGTTGTTATCAGCAGGTCTGTAATAAGATATAGAACTAACCCAAGCTCTATAAATTTGGAGTGATAAAGAGAATTTGATGGGGCTGCCACCTACGTTTCTCATCCTGAATAGGACACGTACTCTACTGCTTCAAAAGACGTTATTATCATTACCATCCTGTGAAGAAACTTCGAGACTATCATGTTTATAGAGATGCCGCTCTTAACTACGTCCAGACTAAATCTGGGACGTGAGTTGTCAAAGTATCTTCTCGAATCCAGAACAAGTAAGTATTTCTATTTTCATAGGACAATACTTTTCCAAATTTCTTAAAGATAACTTTCCTAATTTTTGATGTCCATTGATCAAATGTATCTTGATCATGCATACTTAATTCTGCATGAGCCATTCTAGCATTTTGCTCAAGAACTCCAAAAACATTTTCGGTCTTATGGATCCAGTTAAAACACTCTAAAATAGAGGATAATTTAAGTGGAGCTACATAAAGTCCAATTTGTGGTTCCATTCTAAAACCTCTCTTCAGAAAACCACATTCTTGAAGAGGCTTGCAAGGTAGTTCTGATGTCGATTTAGTTTCATCCGTGTAAATCATACCAATTTTCTTGAGGGAGAGAGTTATACTCTGTTGATTAAAATCACCTATTGTAGCTCCATCAATACTCAAAAGATTATCATCACCGTATGAAACCATCCGTACATGTTTATTGAAATCCCCATCTTTACAGATATCGTAATAAGCATATCGCATAACGATTGAGTTGTACATCGAGTTCATTACGGCAGTTAAGGGATTACCACTTGGTTGACCATGATTCAATTTATATATGTGACTTTTACACACATGAATAGAATTAATTGTAGCTTCCCAAAGTGATCGACGGACATTTCTATCTTCAATCTTATAATCATCTTGTACTTCATAGAAGGATTCTATTATTTCCAAGATTGACCACAAGATATCAATGTGAAGAGTCCCATCAAAATTAGAAAAATCACCTGCTATCATATTGTTTCCATAATCAAGCAGATAATGGGCTAATTTATCCCATTCTAATGATTGAGC